AGGCGACTTGCTATTGTTGCCATATTTATAGTAAACGCCCCTGATGCAACATAAACAGCCATAGACGTATTCGGGGTAACACTCGATCCACTTATATTAGCAGAGTTATAGCGTTCAAAAGCAACCCCTAAATATTGGAAGTCTTGCTGAGCAGTCCACGTGTTAGCTGTAGACGTGCTTACACCGCTACTGCTAGAATTAACATTGACGTTGCCGGAAGCATCTGGCTTTAAATTATTGACTGTTTTGATGTAAGTCGTTGCAATAACATTTCCTGCTCCATCTTGTGTTGCCTTAGTTGCAGCAGCTGCCGTGCCTGTTTTATCCAGTTTGCTACTCAGAGCCTCATAAACAGCTTTGTTGGAAATAGCATTGTTTGAAGTTCCAGATAATGCAGTATCTACAGTAATATTCGTTCCGCCACCGTTGGTACTAATATTGACGTTGCCGGAGCTGTCTGGCTTCATATTATTGATTGACTTCACATAGCTGTTGAGGTCCGTTTTCTTGGCATATGTGCTGCTGATGATATTACCGGAGCTGTCACGCGCAGCATATGTTGCAGTACCATTCTTATCCAGCTTATTGTTTAAGGCTGCATAAAGCACCTTATTTTGTACAGGGTTGGTACTGGTGCTTGACAATGTACTGTCTACAGTAATGTTTGTGCCACCGGTTCCGCCACCGCCGGTGCCAACATTAACAGTAACATTGCCGTTGCTGTCCGGTGTTATATTGTTGACAGATTTTACATAGGCTCTGCCGTTGGGTATCTGAGCATATAACGCATCGAAGTTGTTCATGATGTAATCTAAGATAGCGCTATTGTCAGAATTAACAAATGGTGTTTTCTTGCCGTAGGCTCCGGCGCGAATTATGTTGTCATGCTCGTCGCGCAGCTCGCCAGGCTGAAATGCTTGTTATTTCATTTGTCGCCTCCTTAAAAATTGCTCGCATCTATAAGCAGAAAGCGCCAAGCACGTTGCCAAAAGAAAGGCGTGTCTACTCCGTTGTTTCCGTCGGGCAAAAATGCACTTTGAAATGCCGTATCCGAGAGAGTAACTTTGTTGGCGGCGGGAAATTTAGCTGTACTTCGTGTCTCATATACATAGTTAGTCCCCCAAAATGTGTATTGGATTCCACAGGTACACACAACAGCTATTTTCGTTCTGTTTTCAAAACTAAAATCTTCACTCTTCCCTTGCGGCTGCGTGAATTTCCCCCAGTAGCTTCCTTCATATTTCCCTAACGCATTCATCGGAGGAAAGGCGCTTGAAAACAGCACTTTCCCATCCTCTGAATAAACTTCTAACCCGGTACCGCTCTCCGACGCTGGTATATCATCCACTCCGAATATGTAAATCTCCAAAGCATCTATGAGCGTTTGTGGAATTACTACTTCGTCAGTTTCTTCTTTGTAGTCAAACGCATTCAGCAGAAAAAAGCAGAATTGTTCGTTGCTTTGCGTGAAAGAAAAAGCCACCATTAAATCTGTGCTTTTGCCATTGTTAGCTATCGCACCGAAAATTTCTCCTTTCTTTAAAGCAACTTCAATGCCCCACGTATCGCTACCTTCAATCCAACTTTTAGTAACACCGTCGCTCATCAAGGTTAATTTTCTCGTCAAATGGATGGGAGCTTGTTCGTGCAATGGCAATAAATTCTTACCATCTTCCGTAAAAACATTAAAATTAGCATTCATAATTTCGCCCCCATAACTCCATAATAGTATTTTCCTTTGAAAGCAATATTCGCTATATTGTAATCTGTCGATGTGTAAACCCACGAAATAGTATTTCCTGTAAAAGTAAACACTGGCAAACTGCTGCACTCATTTTCTGGTTTTTTGCATTCAGCAATCACAACAAATATATCTCGATTTGCTATATTTGCGTCAGTGATGCTTGAATTTGTTCCATCAACTTCAAATGTTCCTAAAATGCGGCAGAACATCATGTCCGTGGAAAATATTGTTTTGCCCTCTTGGTTATATACTTCTATTCCTACTGGCATATCGGTTTCCTCTTTTTTCTTCTTTCGTTTCCAAAGTGCAACTGCTATAGCAAACGATATTAATGTAATCATTATATATACATACAAATTCAAATCACCACACCCCCAACCTTACGGCCAACTTGCCGCTCGCATAATATACCAATATCAAATTGTCTCTTAGCTCCATCCTCGCTCCTGTGTCAGCAGTTTTCAGCACGCCAATCCTAGCGGTTATTGCAGACAGACTCTCAACATTAATCTTGCTTGCATCCACGCAGCCTGCCTGCAGCATCTTATTGGTAACAATATTGTCATCAAAAAGAGTCTGACCGGTGATATGGATGAGCTTGCCGTCAAGCCGTATCGTACCATCAGCAAGATTGATTTTTGTCAGCACAGTGTTGCCGTCAACATCAACATCTTTGACTGCCAGGCTTATGGCATCGTTCATCTGCGTGATTGTAGCATACGATTGCAATTCGCCATTTTTAAAATTAGCCATTGTATTGCTAATCTGATTATCAGTCTCAGTTTTCGTGTAAACGTTGCCGTTAAGCTTGGCTGCTTCCTTGGCATCTTCAAGCGCCTTTTTCGTTGCTGCGTCCAGCTTATCGGTGCTTATTGCCTCTGCATCCAAAAGACTGTTATCAATAGTAGCTTTCACACTCGACATAACCTGTCCGCTAAATGGTCCATTGCCAAAATAGTCATAATAACAGGCCTTTACATCATATACACCGGCACCCAACGATTTGAAAAAGCTAAGATTACTGGTTTTTTCATCGTAAACATATTGCGTTCCTGATATATACCAATGAACACCAATGCAGTTAGCAGGGATACTGTTCACATGGCATTCTAGGCCTTGGAATCTCGCATCGACAATTATTTCCGGTGCTTTCGGTGCTTCAAAGCTGTAATCTGCTTTAGCCGGAGCAGAAATCTTGCCATAAGCACTTACAGCAAAAATATACACGCTTCCTTTGCGCTCCTGTACAGCGTTTGTTGTGCAGCTGGCATCGCTCACGCGAGCGATAAAGTTACTGTTATCAACGCCAGCTTGATTATCTAACCGGACTTCGTAATACTTGATGTCAGCATTACGAACTTCATCCCATTTAACTGTGAAATAATCGCCTATGGCAATGCTGATGTTTTCCGGAGTATTGGGTATTTCCGTTGAGAGTGCAACCAGAATACTTGTTTGGGCGCTGCTGTCAGGCGTTTCTACATTTCCGAAAACGTCCTGTGTACAAACAGCAATTTCATAAGTCACGCCAATGTCAACCTGAGGCAATGTAGCTTTGTTATACCCTTGCCCGCCATATTGCCACTTGCTTTCCGTAGATGCCTTGTACCACACCTGCGCCTGTTGATAGTTTTCCAATCCTGCCGGTGGTTGCCACTCCACAATAATGTCATGGTACACAATAACACCATCAACATCACGATACTTGTTGTAAGCCATAATGTTTGTGCAGTTAGGCAAATCGCCAACACCAACAACGCACGTATAGCAGTCAACGTCAGCTAAATCCTGCCCGTTTGCTTTAAAGGCATTGAATGCCGGGAATTTGAAATACAGCGTTTTACCAATATAGGATTTAGGCAAAGACACAGCGTAAATATTGCCGTCAAGTATAGCAACGTTGTCATCATAGTAATGTTCGCCCTGTTTGGTGCCACATTGTGCTCGAACAAGGCCGCTCAGAGTATAAATGTTTGAGTCTTGCAACGTTGCAAGGCTATAGCTCATGCACTCGCCGTTTATCCAAATCAGCGTATTGCCATCTTTAGCATCCTGTGCGCTGCCAGTCAAAAGCTCTACGGCACGAGGATTGTCCAGCTCTATATCAACAATATCTCCGTCATAATACAAATCAGACACCAGCTGTCCATAGACGCTGCTCACGCCATGCGTGCCGTTGTAGCTGTAATCACCGTCCTTGGTTGATACATAAACGTCACAGCCACCCCAATCTTCGCTGTCGCCATGCAAGGCTATCCATAATTCGCAGCCACTGCTGCTCGCCACCAGGTCAGAAGGAGGGATAATGAAGAGCGGCGTTGCAGTGTTGCCCGGATTCACGTTGAAGTCCTGGTATTGGTATTTATTGTCTACCTTATACTTAGCCTCGCTGTAATCACCAGGAGCACGCTGCAGGGCAGTAACTGTTATCAAGCCGTTGTTTGCTTCTGTAACCTCGCTGACCATTGCAACCTGTCCTTTAATGCCAATCGCATCATCTGTGATGCGGATAAGGTCACCGGGCTCAAGGCGACAATACTTCCAAGGCAGCTTCAGCGTATATTGGTTGCACTCCGTCTGCGCCAGGCGCGTTTTCATCTGCGCGTATTTTAAAGCGCGTTCCTTTGTATGCAGCCACTTAGCGTCATAGCTCACGCTTCGCACGCCATAAGTTTTGATGCTGGCGATGTCCTGGAAGCTGACGCTCTCCTCTTCATAGTCATTAGCGCGGTTCAGGAAATTAACAGTAACATAGTTGTATATCTCCGTACTGTCCTTACGCTTGAAAACAACAGGGGCACCGCCCTGGCTAATCAGTTCATCAGCATCAATATCATAGATAATCTCTGTATTTGGCTTCCACGTTCCGCGTGGAATATCGTCACGCGGAACAAATTTAAACCGGTCCACGCTCCAGAACATGTAGGTATTCGTCAGCTCCAACAGCTCAGCAATGACTTCCTGCGCTTTTTTCTGATTGGAGAAAGCGTCATTATAAGTGCTGATAAGCAGGTCAGCATTTTTACAATAGCTGGCATAATTTTTTAAGCTTGGAAGATCAATGTATTCGCCAAGTCCAATACTATCCAATATGTTCTTGATAACTCCGGCCGGATTGGCATCAGTCCCGTCATTACCGTCTATAAGCGTTCCCTTAACTTCAAAACTATATGACGGCATGGAAGCGCTGTCTTCTCCCAAGAAGATTTTTCCATAAAGATAAGCAAGATCAGTATATCCTGTAGCTATCTCAGGATGGTTTGTAGACATATACGTTGTTGGTGCATTATTATCACCGCGATTCAACGATAATCCCGCGCCTTCGTTACGGCCGTTAGCGTTAAGTGCTGCCAAAGAATTATATGCTGTATCGCCTACCCACACCTTGCTTACGTCCTTGATTACGCCTTCGCCTAAAGCCAGCTCTGCATAAACATAGTACAAATAGGTGATTGTTGTACTTTTGGACTTGCCGCTTTTCTGCGTAACACGCTTTTCTTTAGTCGTAAAGTCCTGGTAACAAATCAGATTCGGTGAAACCTTACATGTACCAAAAAGCAGCGGAACCGGAGTTCCGAACTCACAGACTGTACTTTGAAAAGCATCTATTTTATTTGAGCGGCTTGTAAAGCTTGTCTTTTTAAATAACCCCATGTTTAGGCCTCCAAAATCCTGTTATTCTGCTTTTACCAAGGGCGTCAGTAAATTTCGGATCATCAATATTGGTAATGGTCGTACCATCATCAGCGTCACAATGCAGCAGCATACCTTTGCCTAAATAGATACCAAGATGTGCATACTTACTGTGCCCCCAACGGTAGCTGAGCAAATAGCCAGGCATCAAGCACTTAGTGCGCACAAAATGCTTTTCTAAATAAGGCAAGAGCAGTTCCTTGCAGCCTTTTTGGCAATACCAGTCTGCGCTATAACCAAATTTGACCTTTATTTTCTTATGCCCCAGCTCAGCATAAAAATTTGTCACCAGGGTGCAGCAGTCAAGCCCTGCGCCCTTCACGTCACCGCCATTGATATGCGGCGTGCCTACATAGGTTTTTGCTAAATCAAGGAGTTTATTCATATTTTCACCAGCACATTCTTCGATGGTTTGAGTGGAATCATGCATGTGTAAGTGTCTTTGCTAGCCGTGCTGACTACCCCGTCCGCCTCTTGGTAGACGTTCTGCGGCGCAAAGGTGCGTAAGGGTACCGATGCATTTAGCCCAACGGTCTCGCTCTTCACGGACAATTTGCAGCTGATGCCGCCGCAAGACGATATCTCGCATCGGCCTGTGAAAAGCTCCAGCACGCCCAGGACGGCTCCCGTCTCAGCGTCCAGAAAAGCACGGCCAAGCGTCAGATATGCATCATCCAGCGTGCCATCATGCACTGCCTGCAGCAGATATTTGCCATCAACCTTATCATCATGCAGGCGGTCAGTATTCAGCGTCACGCTCAAGGTTTCAACTGAAGGTGCGCCAGAGCTTTTCGTCTGTTCACGTTTCATAATAAAACGGTCAGCCTTGTATAATTTGCCGTTAAAGCTGATGTCCTTGTCAAATTCAGCAGCGCGACAGATGCTGCCGTTTGCCAGCTTAAGCGTAAACAAATCACAGCAGACGAATTCATTATCTGTATTCAGATGTTGAGCAAGGTCTAACGTGCAGCTTTTCATCTTCATCACCTCACTGTAACCAATTTCAAGTTAACGTTGTTTACATCAGCAAAAGTCTGGGTAACAGAAAGCGTATCTGTGAAGCGTACACGCCAATAATAGTCAAAGCTTGCTTTAACAACACTTTTTACCGTCGCATCTGGCACTGTCAGTACGTCCCCATCCAATGTAAAATCTACAGTCTCGTTATCATCAACATAAACCCGTACATTGTCGGCCTTTTCGCAAGGCAGGACATAGCCGCCATTTTTAATAAACAGCTGATATTTACCGTTGTCATCTCTGCTAAGATCCTGTAGTTCGACGCGAGCGCCATAATCCTTGTAAAAGAAAGGTAAAAGGGTACCCTTGCATTTTGCATAAAAACCCATTAGCAGCGACAGATTCTTATTGTCTAATGCTGTAAAACTAACATTAAAGGACAGTTTAGGATACAGTTGGCTACAAATCGCCCTACGCCTGCCACTGGCGGTTTCTGTCTGTGTGACCTCCCACGCCTGCTGCAGTGTACTGCTCCATGCTGTTTCACCGCTGTCAAGCGGAAATATTCTTTCAGCCATATGCATCCCCCTTAAAAAGTATCAAACGCCGCGTTGAAGTTGCGGTTGTCGTCTAATGTTGCCTGCTTTAGAACCTGCATGCCTCCACGCGCCAAAAAGTCAGCAAAGCTGGATGCATCCAACGCTGATACGTTAAGAGTGATGCTGTTGCTCGTAGAGCTGCTGGAGGAAGCAATGCTGGCAGGACGATTATAAGCACCACCAGAACCGACAAGCCCGCCGCTGGCAAATCCTCTCAAACGTCCCGTATTCAGGCCATTAAGGAACGGCACACCCAAACGGTCTACAGCCTGAGCGTTAAGTACGTACTCGCCATTAGAGAGCATTGCCGGAACACTATCACTCGTACCGGTACCGGGACCAGCGACAGAACCACCGGAAGCAAAAGCATTGCCGAAAGCGCCCTTCCAGCGCGCTGCAAAACCTCCCCCGCCACCAGTGCAAGCAGCTACGATAGTTGCGTAAAGAGCTGCCTGGATAAGCTGGGAGATAAGCTGCTGCAGGACGCTTTTCATAGCATCGCCGAAGCTCTTAGCCCCGGTAATCCAATCAGTTATAGCGCCGGAAAAATCCTTCGCCAGCTGATTGCTGGTCTGCTGAATCTTGCTGATGGTATTGATTTTCTGCTGTTGCTCATCGTACTTCTGATTGATTGCAGTCAGTGCTTCCAATTTCAGTTTATCATCCAGCCAAGGACTAGTTGTCACAGAATCAGTAGCTTTTTCCTTCCACTTGTCATTCTTCATAGTCATCTGCCCAACGGTATCAGAAGCATTGTAATCAGCCTTCCAGCTGATTTGCTTATTGCTATAGTCAAATTTAGCACTCTCAGTGTTGGCAGCAGCGGACTGATTGATATTATCAATCGTATATTGGTGCGTTTTATTGAGCAACGCCAGCTTCTCCCTGAGCATCTCCAGCTCTTTTTGAGACGCGCCACGCAGCTGCGCTTCCTTAAGCGCATTTTCAGCAGCAAGCATCTGTTCCGTGTAGGCCAGTTCCTCTTTCTGCAGTTCCTGCTTTTTGTTGAACTCAATTTCTTTGAGCTGAATCTGATATTTTTGAGCGTCAGTACCATACTTTTTAGCAATAGCGTTCTGAGCTTCAAACAAATCTTTTTCCTTTTTCAATTTTAAGCGTACATAATCGTTCTCAATTTTCTTCCGCTCTTGAGCTATCCTGTTCTCGTCCTGCAGAGCCTTTAAGGCTACATTTTCCTGCTTTGAGGCAGAAGTTCTGCCGGAACCAAGATTGCCTTTATCAGGATTTTGGAAAAGCTTATTGGAATCAGGTTTTCTGGCAGTCTTTTTGCCTTCCTCGTAGATTTTATAATCTTCCTGAATCTGCGCAAGTTCAGCATCAGCATTACGAGTATCAACAATAGCTTTTTTCGCGGCGAAAACTCTGCCGAACCAGTCAATGGCTTTTTTGGCAAAATCCTCTACTTCTTTAATAGCATCACCAAGCATAGAAGAAAATTTGCTAAACCAATTATCTTGGTCGCCGGTAATATCTGCCCACATATCGCCTATAGTGCCGATAATCCAGTTTACAACACCAAGAACGGCTTCTGTAATGGCGGTACCGATGATAACAACAGTATCAAGAATAGCCTGTACTGCTATGTTAACAGCATCAACAATTTCATCCCAATAAGTAACTACCAAAGCAGCAACAGCACCGATTGCAGCGCCTATAGCAACAATACCTGCAGTAAGTCCCAGTACCGCGCCTAACGTTGCCACAGCTGCAACCGATACAACCGCAAGCACTGCAGCAAATGCACCTATTGCAGCGATAACAGGAGCAGGCACGCACTCTTTGATGACGTCGCCCATGCTCTTGCCCTGCTCTGTCGCCGTCTGCATCTTCTGCTGAAACTCTCCCAACCTGTCGGATACATCCTTCAAGATGCCCTTGATGTTAAAGGCTTCCGTCAGATATTTGCCTACAGCAGCAGAAGTATTGCCGGCAGTTTCTTCGATGTTAGCCAGAAGACCGGCAACTTCGTCCGAAGTCTTAGCCATCATGCCACCAAACTGGTCGTTCATGCCTGCGATAATGGTCTGCACGGCTGCTTTAGAATCAATAGCGCCTTTAGAGCAAAGGTCCTTCATCTCAGCTACTGTTTTACCTGCAGCCTGCGCCAGCATATCCCATGCCGAAATACCCGCGCTGGTAAGCTGCATCATGTCCTGAGCATTGAGCTTACCGCTAGTCTGCATCTGCCCTAAAGCGTATGCAAGGCGGCTCACGCCTTCAGTGCCTAAGCCTAAACCGCTGGCGGCATCACCTAGGTTGGTAAGCATAGGGATAATCTCTTCAGCTTTAAAACCAAACGCCATCAGCTGCTGACCTGCGCTTACAACACCGGGCACATCGAATGGTGTTTCTGCAGCAAACTGCTGTAAATCCCTCAGCATCTGCGTACCTGCCTCAGCAGATTTCAGCATGGTCTGGAAGGCAATCTCATACTGACGCATCTGTGCTGCAGCCTGTACAGATGCTATACCCATATTAAGGATACCGCCTGCCATGCCGGTGAAGACGCTGCCTAACTGCACTGCAGCAATAGCGCTAAGCGCTCCAGTAATCTTGTTACATTTATCAGCAAAGCCTTTTATTCCGCTGGTTGCCTTTTTGGACTGCTTGCTGACAGTTTCCAGATCATCACCTACACGCCGTACATTCTTGCTGTTGATGCTGTCCAGACTCTTGCGCATTGCTTTCACGTCAGAATTCAGCTGCTGAAACATTTTGGCAATATCGGTAAGAATGGCTGTCGATTTGCTCATTTTTGCGGACATTCTGCCGGCAGCTTCACCGGTAGCTTCTACTGCTGCTGCAGTTCTGCTGAAGCCTTGCTCAGCCTGTTTGCTATCCGCTGTAATTTTGACGGATATTTCTTTATTTGCCATTGCCTGCCTCCTTCCTCTGACGCTCAAAATCAGCATAGAAGCGTTCCCGCTCCCTTGCCTGCTCTTCTTTGGTTTTCTGCTTCAGGAATGGCCGCATCAGTGTACCTGCTTTGGCAGGCTTGCGGAGATGCGGGGAAATGATGTTGGCTACCCAATAAGCCGTTTCCCACCGCTTTGCCATTCTTATTTCATTACATGCATCGACCATATCGTTAAACTCAAACACCGAAAGCCTGTCCAGCTCCCAAGGTTTGAGCCTTAATTCACCAAAAGCAAGGGTTTTGGCTGCATTGTACCATGTCCGCATAGATACGCAGCCACCACCCTCGCTAATTAGTTTTTTTCGTATTCAATATCAGCCTTCTGCTCATCGGTCAGTTCGTCCGGGAACAGCTGATAATAAGCTCCCACGCCTAAAATACCGCTGGCAGCCACAGCCTTCACAACAGGCAGCTGGATATCGGCAATGCTGTAACCGTTTTCCATGGCCTCGTCAATCTTTTCAGCATAATACTGTTCAGTCTTATTGCCGTTCTGGCTCATGCCTACGCTCAGCAGTACCAGCAGATTTTTCAGACTCAGCTTGTCAGCGTCATGCAGCACCTCGCCAATCGGACATTTCAACATGTCCTCTACGCGGCGCAGGCGGCCGATATTAAACCAAATCTGCTGACCTTCACCAAAAGCCTTAATGTCAATCTTTTTCATTCGTTATCCTCTATATAAGAAAAGGCCAGCTAAGTGCCAGCCTTATTTTAAGAATCAGCCCTTGCTCTGTTCGCTGAGGGGACCGTCGCCGCTGATGGTGCCTTTAAGAGTAGCAACATCATCATGCGGAGTGCTCAGAGAGCATTCAGTAATAGAACCCCAACCGGTAACAAAGCTCTTATCCGGATATTCAAATTTAACATGCACCTGCTTGCCTGCCAAAAAAGCAGCCTCCAAGAACTTGGCACCGGTATCACCCGCAAGATACACAGTTTCCAAGTCAATGGACCAGCTGCGCAAACCTGGCAGGGTAGACTTCCAACCACCGGAAGTCTTATGGGAAGCATCAATTTCGTCAGCTTCACGGTTCAAATCACCGCTGCGCTGGCCACCCAGAAGAGTCCAGGTCGGAGCTGCTTCGGTAGTGCCGGTATTCAGGTAAATCAAATAATCTTTGCCCGCAGTCGCAGCGCTGGTCGCATCGGTGCGGGTCGGGAAAGTATATTCACTCATATCTGTTCCTCCTAACAATCAAAATAAACTTCATAGGTAATCAGCGCCATGCCTGCATCAGCCTTGCCCTGCGCCACGCCGAAAACGATTTCTTTAACCTGGCTGTCAATACACCAGCCGCCTAAATCGTGGTACTTCGTCAGTAACGCATCCAGCTTATCAGCCAAGGCATCGACGCCTTCAACGCTTGCCGTATCTAGCAGGTAGATGCTGTATGTCAGTACGCCCTTGCGCCCGCTCTTAGTCATCTCCACATAGGTGATACGGTCACAGCTCACAGTGCCTTCCAGCTTATTGCCACGGCTAGCGCCGGTAACAAGGCTGCTCCAATGGACTTCCGGTATCTGGTCCTGCAAAAGTCCCATGATAACATCTGTAATTTCAGTACGTCTGCTCATGAGCGATACAGAGGAATACTAGCTCGCCCCTGCCCTCCGGTGACGCCGAAATCAGCAGCTGTAAGACTTGCCATAAGGCGTTCCATCTCAGCCTTGTACAGCTTCAGCTTCTGTGCGTATATGTCGCTGTTTTCTACACCGCCAGCGCCGTTAAATACAGTCGTAGGGTCTGTGCCGGTCTGCAGCAGGCATCTGTTATAGCAGGCTGCTACAACGCCCAAGCGCTTGACTATGTAAGGTACAGGCTCGGGAATATAGGTTACCTTCAGCCTGCTTGCCAGGCTGTTTATGATTTCATTGCCATAAGCAATATCATCATAGGTACAATTCAATACCGCGTCCTGTATATCTCCAAAATCAATGTAATCCATTATAAACCTCCCAGCAGACTGTCTAAAGCCTTGGCAAATCTGCTGACAATAACAGGCTGCATAACATCAGCTGCCGTATAAAGAAAAGGGTCCGCTTTTATGCCAGGGTGACGCACACGCTTGCTGAAGACAAATTCCTTGTTTATGGCAAAGCGCAGCACCTTTTTACTGCGTGGTACAATCACATAGGGCTTAGTGCCTTCATGCTGCCATCGCGCTATGTTGTTTGTAAGCATAACAGTACCTTGGTTGTCTTTAGCCAGGCTCATAATGCTTTTTTCAGTCATACCGCTTCTGGTAACGAAACGATGATGATCGCGCGCATATTCCCTGACATCTCTGACGGCCATCTTCACCTGTCTGCGTACCATGTCGCGCGTTTGGACCGGTGCGGCCTCGAAAGCACGCACCAGCTTATCAAATTCGCGCGTAATCTCTACGCTTTTCATTATTCAGCAGCAGTCTTATGTACGTAGATAGCACCTTTCTTGTTTTCCAGAACGAATGCATCATAGCGCACACGGCCTTCAACCAACCAGCCGTTGATGCCAGGCGGGTTGTCATGAATCTTATAATCTGCCAGCTTAACAGGAGCGCAGCAGGCGATAGGATTGGTAATGATAAACGCGGTTTTCGTCGGCATGTAGGATGCAGGTACAACGATAATAGGAATGCCGTCTACCATGCCAACCTGACCTTTTACCAGCATGTTTTGTGCCAGATCAGAAGCTTTGATGAAGGATTCGTCCTGCTTCAGCAGCTTGAAGTAAGAAGCAGCCACATAAGCAATACGATTGCCTAAAGGTGCTTTCTCGTCGGTCAGCTTCTCGGTGCCGTCGAGGAAGGCGCTGTAAGCGTTAGCCTTGGTAACTGCAGCGGTTGCGCTGTTCTTAGCGCCTGCAGCGATTTTTGCCAGACGATAAATATCCAGCTCCGGAATAATTACCTCGTCAATCTGACGCTGTAATGCTGCACCGGCCTCTTTCAGCATACCGGTATCCTGATAGTTGCTCTTGTCGATGGTGAAGGTGAAGGAACGGTCCTTAGTCAAGGTCAGCTCCTGAACGGAATCCTCCAGCTCTGCCGGGGTACCATAACGGTTTGCGCCGGTAGAAGTGTAATCATTCATGCCTGCGGTAGGAATAGAATAAACCTTTACAGTCTGCACGCCGGTGAAATCATAATCGTTGTTGATTGCCGGAGCAGTCAGAGCGCCAGTCTTGAAGCGCTCATCAATTTTTGCGCTATACTTATCTGCATAGTTAATAGCCATAATAAAAAATCCTCTCTTTCGTCATTAAGAATTAAAGCCACAGAGGAACGGATCATCAGTACCGCTGCCACCGCCATTGCTGCCGCCACCGCCTGCACCGTTAGCCTTAACTGCCCAGCTGTTCTCCTTCAGCCAGCCGTTAACACCATCTTCCAGACTGATTTCTTTACCATCACTGCCGGTATAGGCAAGGCTTTCATCGTCTTTGACAACGATACTGCCTTCCAGCAGCTTAGCCATGTTCTGCGGGCTCGCAGCGTTGCCCTTGGTCAGCAGCTCTACAGCCTTAGCCATCTTCATACCGTCAAGACGCTTGGTCTTTTCGGCTTTGGCGGTCTCAGTCATCTCAGCCAGCTGCTTAGTGACCTTGGCAACCTGTGCGGTTAAGTCGGTAATCTGCTTTGCGACCTCATCAGGCTTTTTGCCGCCCTGGGCAAATTGGTCTAATGTAGTCTTAAGTCCCTTGGCTTTGTCTACCACATCGTCACCATCGTCCAAACCAACAGCCTCTAAGATGCTTTTCAGCTTTGTCACACTCTGCTCTCCTGCCGTGCGGTGCTTCTTAGCTTCGTTGTTGAGATTGTTAATTTCGCTCTTGATAGCAGCGATGAGGTCAGCACCGTTCTCAACTTTTTCCAGTGCTTCGTAAACCTGTTTCATTTCCATTTCTGATACCTCCATATCATGGGCCTCCGCCCTGTATTGCGCCCTCTCCTGGGCAATAAAAAAGCACGCTGTTACACGTGCTTGATTAACGATGTTAAATTAGTCTAACAAAAAAGCAGCTGTTCGGATTGCCCGAATAACTGCTTAATATCGATACTATTCATCTGCTTCAAACATACAATCATGAGGATATGGCCATTCTTTTAACTCTTTAGATTTTTCGAGTTCTTCTTGAATGTCTTTCTCTAATTGTTCAGGTGTAAGCTTTAAGTAATCAGGATTGATATAATCCTTTACATAAGTAACTGTCATTTTAATTCCCTCCACATTATACCGTGGCTTTTGCTAAAAATCTCCATTGTTTTCAAAATAGCCTTCTCGCTATCTAAATTATATGGCACATCTTGATATTTTGCAACCATTTTGTCATATCCAGTAGCAGAAAACGGTAAAGCATTTTCTGTCGAATAGATATATACTCTTCCATTATGGCAAGCTACAACTCCAAATTTATACCCTCGATAACCAGCTGTAGCAAAATCTGCGCCAGTCGGCGGAATGTTTGTAGCGTGATTATGAATTGATATAAGTGTATTTCTCCTATGTTTTTTGATTTCTTCTTTTAGTTTATCGGTATATTTCGTTAAACCATCTTCAGAATTAGTAGTTAAGCCCACCAACTGCTTTCCATCAGCAGTCATAATACATAAATCTTCACTGTATTTTCCGCTTTGATGTATAAGCATAGCCTTACAACGCTCATATACAGCTCTATTTAGCGTCCTATTATCAGACAAAGCATCAAACTTTCTCTTATAATCAGTAGAGTTAATATATTCTAAATTGCAAACCGGGCTTCCTACTCCATGAGAATAACTTCTTTCAAATGTTTGCAGCCTGCTCTCCGCTTCTCTGAAGCCCGAAAAGCCACGCATATACTTGCGCCAGTCTTCACCATCTTCCCACGCCTTCAAGCCTTTACGCCCCAGCACCTGCGCCCTGCGTGATTCCGGCAAGCTATTCAGCCATTTATCGCCTGCCTCCCGCACCTGGTCACGTTGCTGCTGCATATCAACTTCACCTTCAATGACTTCCACATACCGGCATAAGCAATGCGGGTGTACCGGTAAAGGCGGCAGCTTATCCTTGGGATATATACCTGCACCTAAGCCATACATGTCAGCTTTGGCGTACATGTCGCAGATGTCGAAAACAGGGTGACGGCTGCTTAATTTGAATTTCACAGCCACAATATCAGCGTCTTTTTGCATCTTAGCTATGAAGCCGTCAGCCCATGCCCTCGCCATCTCGGTTCTGGTTATACGTTCGGCAACATAGCGGGATTTTTCGTTGACAGCGACCTCTACGGCCTTTTCAATAGCCTTTTCATTGCCTTTCTGCACTGCTTCCAGCAATTTATTATAGGCTGCCTGCAGTGCCTTGTTGGGAGCGCCATTTTTGGCCAGACGGTTGATTTTATCAATGGCCTGCCTTTGCTCAGCCAATGCCTGCAGGTCGTTGCCTGTAGCCTCCCTTACCTTCTGCAGATATTTCGGTAGCTCCTGCCTGCTGATAATATCCTTGCCGCCGTTATACACGTTCTGCCCATCATCGCCATATCCGTCATACAACGCCCTTGCAGCCTCAGTCCAGGTCTTGTTCCGACGCATCTGCTCCTGCAGGGTGCTTACAATAGCACTGCGCATTTTCACGCCTACGCCATGCAGCTTTTCGGATAGCGTCATGCCGCTTTCATCCCATTTATCGGCCAGCTCTTCACCCATGCTTTCTACTTGCGCTTTAGTCAGCATAGTCGGAACAATACCATAAGCATAGGCTGCAGCCTCTACAAGCGCAGGCTTCAGTTCCGGTAGTGTAAACAGCTTACCATAGTGGCGCTGCACATTATCCAGTGCCTCTTCAAACTTCATGCCACTAGCAAGCAGCCTTTGTAAGTAAGCTACTGCTTTTTTAGCATCCTTACGCCAGCTTTTATTCAGTTTCTTAATCAGCTGCGCCAGCCTGTCCGTCGTCGTCATCATCGCCACCGCCATTATCACCAAAAGCATGGCTATAATCCAGCTTTTCCTGCTCCAAGTGCTCTTCGTAGGTCTTCACCAGTGCGTCAAAGTCATCAGCCTTAAGCTCCGGCAGATAGCTGGTAAGAACGCGCTTGAATACTTCCATGTTAAATTCATCGCCAAAGTTCAAACCTTTTGCAATTTCAGCGTTCGCCAGCTCCTGCTCAACCTCACTGATTTTGAAGTCATTGGGATAGTTCACACTGTATTCCAGCGGCACACCGGTCCAGATACTGAACAGCCTTGCCAGATTCTCTTCCGCTGCTTCCACGAGGTCTGCAAAATCGGATAAGATCTGATTGGTTGCCTCATAATCCCACGCTTTCGCCTGCCCACTCTGCTGCTTGGCGGAACCGGTAACATTGACCACAACTGCCATGCGGTAAATCTCCTGCTGCAGTGTAGCAATCTGCGCCGCCAGCACCGTTGCAGGACCATCAGGCGGAGCGATAAACGCAGGTGCGTGGCTGCTCTCCGGAGGATATCCCAAGGCATTATTGGTGCCGATGTTGATACTGTCCGGGTCACTCGAAGGGTAACACAGAACGCTGAAGGTCTGATTGACCAGGATATCAGCCAACCAGCTGCACATATTGTAGATAGCAAGATTTGTTTTGGCTACGCTAAGGAATTCACTAGGCGGGAAAGGATTGTGACTATTCCTCACTTTGCTCACCAGAGGAACAACCGGCACGCGCCCAAGATTCCAGGTTCCGCTGTGCTTGCCTTTGCTGTCGATAAGCTCCCATCCTTCTGCCGTCAGCGTTCGTGTCGCCATCGTCTGTTCCTGGTATGCATCAGGCTCTACGAAAACAAACTTTGTGATACGTCCCAGCTTATCCTGACAGATTTCCTTTACAGCATTAAGGTTAACTACAAAAGCATAAGGCAGGTTGTTGCGGTCCGCTTCCAGGTCTGCCACGCGCATATCCTCAGCATCGCCCTGAGCCTTATCCATAACGATATAAGCGACACCCTGCAGCTTCGCACTGCAGGCAGCCTGCTTCATAAGGTTCTGGATGCTGGTGCCCAAGAAGTCAACGTCCTTACTGAAGGTTTCCCACAGCTCCGAGCCTGCGCCGCTCCAGTCACGCACAGCCAACGTTTTGAAGATTGGCGCTACATGAGCATTAACGCAGGGCGCGAGATAGTTAAGGTAGTACGCCAGCTCGCGCCTCATGCCGTACTTTCCTGCATCCTCACGCGGGTGCTGGGTTAAATAGCTGCCGTCAAGAAAGCCTCCGCAGCCTTCATAGCCATCTTCCAGCATTTTGTATAATCCATGTTTATCATTACGCATTTTTTCACCTCTCTTAATAGTTGACACGCATCGGTTTAGGCCTTGCCACCTCCACAATGTCCTCGCACACGCCGGTTAAAGCATCCGGAGCATCATCGTGTGTGTTCTTGCCTTCCTTCTGGTACTTGCTCAGTGCTGCATAAAACTCCGGCCAGCGGTTCTTCCAATCGCTTGGGAAATAAATATGCTCCATACACCACGTAGCATTAGACAAGATTCTTGCAGCCTTGTTCTTATGCTGCGTAAAGGTTTCAATGGTTGTATGGTTGCTATGCAGCAGCTTCTTCACGTTCCTGGCAAATCCACGCCCGCCATTGTTGCTTTCAAAGCGTGCCACATTCGTGCTGTTGCGTTCCAGTGCCCTCGCCGTTGCCGGTTCAGTAACCTCCATAGGCTCCTTCGTGTATAAAACGTCAAGCACATACGCTTCATCCGCGAAGGTGCGCCCATAGATAATGCTGCAAAGGTAATCGGCGCCGGTATCAGCAGTATCCGTATAGGCACGAATTTGCTTGAAGGCAGGAAGTGCGCCGTCATAGGTTTTGAAGCTGCTGTACAGCCTGCCCTTGATGTCTATCGGCTCCTGCTGGTAGTTGGCACTCCATATATCAAGCCCCATAAGCTGCTTCTTCTCCATGCAGCTTTCAGCATTCAGTACGCCATCACAAAGCATGCTGCCGTCATCCTGCACTGCCTTCATGTTGATATGCACGATTTTTTCTGCCGGATAATATTCCAGCACCTTGCCTGCTAAATCATCACTAGCCCAGCGCGTCATAATGACGATGATTTTATAATTGCCCTCGCCACGTGACAGCATGGTATTGGTGAACCAGTCCCAATGTTTTTCTTTGACATTTTCGTTATAGGCTTCTTCCGCGTTCTTGATTAAATCGTCTATGATCATCAGTCTGCAGCCGAAGCCTGTCGCTGTACCGGTTGGCGATGTAGCAAGATAACTTGTCTGCTGTCCTTCGAGGCTCCACAGGTTCATAGCGCCGTCGCCACGCTTAATTTTGGTGGCGGGGAACACATCACTATAGACCGGCTTATAAATATCCGCCTTAGCCTCGCTGATGCTGTCACGCACGTTCTTACTGAAGCGCGTTGACAGTGTTTCGTTATAAGAGCCAATCATAACCTGCAAGGTGTTATCCCTTCCCAGCGCCCATTCCACGAAGTTGCTGGCCGTATAACTCTTGCCATGACGCGGAGGCATATTCAGTACAAGGATTTTCTTGTCAGATGTCAGAAACCATTGCAAGGTATCGCACAGCTCCTGCAAATACTTGCGGTCGCTCCGGTAGAAGTCGGGGTTCTTCAGCTGGGCGTAAAAAAAGAACCTGCGTCTTGCAAGTTCTATCTTTGCTCCCAATGTTATCAGCTGCTTATCCATCCATACCAGCCAGCTTTTTCAGTTCTGCATCCGTCAGCCCTGCAAACGGATTAGCAAGCTCACCAGAGATTTCCACGTTTTCTTTAGGCTTCAGGCCTACAGTATCGCGATAAATTTCAAACGCCTTGATGTTGCCACGCTTAGCCTTCAGCTTCAGCGCGTCCAGCATCTCCTTGCGCTCATCGTCGGTCGTGAAGTCAGCGTCCAGCTCACGGAACGACTTCAAGCGGCGGCGTGCTTCACCGGATGCCTGCCCGCCTTTTTTGCCATTTCTCGCCGCTTCCTCGCCGCTTCGAAACCTTGTGGCTTTTCCATTCTTCAAATTATCCAGTTGTTTCTTTGTAGGCATCCGTCTCACACCACCTTAATCCCACATCATCAATAATATCCCAAAATTCTTCCACATCATGCGGCACAACGTAGAAGCCTGTTTCGTCTTTCTCAAAATCAATCCCCACATGATGCAGCTCATGCCTTAATAATGTTTCCAGCTGCTTTTCGCTAAAGCCAACTACATTCGGTTCATAAACCACAATAAAAAAATCATAGGGGCAACACCAGCTGTAGCGGTCGCTCACTAAGTTGCAGTCAGCAAATATCGTCCGCTTATTGCGCTTCTTCTCTTCCAGGCTGGATAAGTAGGCTATTTTTACTTTAGCAGCCTTTATATCAGCGAATTCCGGCAACGTGCGTATCAGCTTATTTGCTATTAACCTATACTTTTTACTGTGCTCCATGTTATACCTCAAATTCTTCTACCCTTGCCGGACGCGCCGCATTGCAGTGCGGTGTCCTTGCGTCCGGAAAGAAGGTGTTCTATTCCGGCGTGGTAAAAATTTACAAAAACCCACGCCCGGCAAAGGCAAGCACAGCAGCTATTGTTAAAACTATTTCATTTTTCGTTATCACTGTGCCATCTCCCTTACCAAGGCATAGTAAAAGCCCCACCGCCATTACAGCAGCAGGGCTTTACTCCCTTGCGTCTCTTGTTTTCTTCTCCGCTTATTATAATTATATCATCAGCGGATACTGTCAAACAATGTCACAACATATATTTTTACAATTTTTCATTCCATCTCTGAACTATTTCAAGGAAAAATTCCCCGTCTCTCGCCAGCTCAAATCTTTTACAGCATGGGCAGTAAATCCCTAAAACGCCTTGCTTATTAAATGCACACCTTAGCTGCATGCCGCAGCAGTCATTGATTTTCAGGTTCAGTTTCTTTCTTTTCTTCTTCATCATGCGCCAGCCTTTCCAAGATGGCTGCATGACGGCGGTGCACGCTGCGCCAGTTGATACCCATATGTACAGCCACTTCTTCCCATGTGTAGTTGCTGAAATAATACATTCTCAGCATCATCTGGTCTTCTGCAGGCAGCGGTTCGATGGCCTTTTCAATATCCATCTGCAAACCTACCAGCGCGCCAAACTTTTCGTAATACAGACTGCGCAGTTTATCAGCCTTGGCAATGGCATTGGTTACATTGTCACGCCCGCTATTGCCGCCACCTGGCATCCCTGTTAATTGCGAAATCCTTGGCGATGTCATCATGTTGGTAAGCTCGTTCACCTGGTCCTGCAAATCCATTATCTCCATTTTCAGATGCTTGCATTTACGCAGATCATATTTTGTTATCAAGTTTTTGCCCCTCCTCAGACTTCTTCAAAAATCATATCCGGATACTTATACAGCAGCATTTTCCGCTTCAGCAGATAGTCCTTTGTTCTAAAGCCCTTAGTGTCAACCACTACTGTACGCCCATCTTTATACTTGATGACAAAATCAGCAATATACTTGATTGCTCTTTCGGTTTTGCCGGCATGTTTGAATTTAGGCTGCAACTCGAACGTTACCTGACGTTCAAAATCTATAACCTCGCCTGCCCTGCGCAACACTTTCAGTTCGCAGTAGTAATTTTTCTCTTTGGTGCTGTCAAATATGATGCCATCACATTCAACTTTTTTGTTATGGTATTTCATTGTTGCTTGCGCGTCCTTTCCCATTCAGCCAACGCTTCCGGCGTGCCAAATTCTTTTAACAGCTCACGCTGGCATTTTTCACAGTAAACGGGTCGACCGTTGTCGAAAATGCTCGATATAGCCTTTTCTTTATCGCACCACACGCAAACTTCACCTGCGCTAGTTTCCATGTTGCACACCCCCTAAAACGGAATTTCCTCATCAAAAGGCACCTGCTGGCCGAAACTTTCCATACTCTGCGGTGCTGGCTGCTGTGATGTCTGCTCCTTGCGCTCGATGAATTCGGCATGGTTGACAATTACTTCAGTCACCCAGCGCTTGCTTCCGTCTTTAGCATCATAGCTGCGGATTTGCAGGCGACCTTCCACCAACAGACGTTGTCCTTTATGCACGTAGTTGCCGATTGTCTCTGACGTCTTTCCCCACGTTACGCAAGGGATAAAGTCCGCTTCACGGCTGCCGTCTTTAGTGTAGGGGCGGTCAACAGCCAGCGTAAACTGTGCTACGCAGGCACCGCTAGGGGTATATCTGATTTCTGGATCTTTGGTCAAACGGCCTAACAGCATAATTCTATTCATTCTCATTCTCTCCTTTCAGCACCAAACGCAGCACCAGTACAATGACCAGCGCCAGGCAGATTGTTCCTGCCGCATTGTAGATTAACTCAGTAAACGGTATATCCATTATTTATCCTTTCTTTCATCATCCCGAAGGAGATAGCAACCACAAATGGGGCAAAAATTATAGTATCTTAATGTCGATTCCTTACAGCAGTCGCAATACACTTTGCCATTCTCTTTGTTCCAGACTGCCTTAGCTACTCTAACTCCATTGCCTGGAGCAACCTTGATTCCTACCAAATTCTCAACCCCGTCCTCCTCAATCTTTGAGCGGATTGCAGCGATGGCCTTGTGCAGATAATCAACATCTCCACTATCACACCACATATTCAGATTTAAACGCACTGCTGTAATAAAGGACGGGTTTTGCTCATCTTGGTTTTTATCCTCAACGACTTCATTTTCTTTAACCAGTTTGTCGATATACCAGCGGGCTTTTTTCAGGTCCTCAACGCCATTCTTCTGGCCCCAGCGCCACAAATATTTGATGGCATTAGCGGTACAAACAGCATCAAGGCCTTTCAGATTAATCGTAGCCGCCGCCAGTGCGTCGATGCATTCAACACAGCCTTGGGTGTAGTGCTTGGGATGGTTTACATTGTCAGTCATTATTTATGCCCCCTTATCCATTTCTCATGTCTTGCGGCAGTTCCGGCTGTCGCTAAATTTTTCAAGTTGGCCTGCCGTTTCGCTTCCAGCAATTTGTATTGCTCGGTTTTCCATTCGCTAAATGCGTTGCAGATAGCATGGCAGCCTATTCTTCTTACTTCGCATCCTCTGCAGGGTGATTTGCCTACCATCTTTTCTTGCTCACCTCTTCCTTTACCAGTCTGCCGGCTTTATGCGCCCGCCTTGCAATCTTTGCTTTGTCGTCGCAGCTGAAGGCAAGGCATGCAGGGCAGATAGTGATAATTTCAGCAGGATTAAAGTAGTAGCGGTTGCAGCTGCCGTTCTCCTTCCCGCACACTTGGCATTTACGTTTCATCTGCTCACCTCCTAAAACAATTCCTCTTTCGGCAGCACGAACCAATACTCTCCCAATGGACTAGGTGGGTACCACTCCCATTTATAGCCCTGCTCCTTGCAGTACATCACCAAGGCATCAGATGCCAGACAGTTGATAAAGCGCCCGCTTTCTCTGTACTGCTTTGCTATAGGCTCAAATTTCGCACGCATTTCATCTGCAGTATAGTGTTCAAGAGCACGGCGGCCGTCGAATATAAGACGTGATGCAAGTTTTTCCGCGTGCCAGATTTCGCCACGGCGTTGCAGTTTTTTCTCTAATTCTTCATTCCACTCCATGCTCCACCTCCCTCAATCTGCTGTATCCACATTTCGTTGGCGTGTTCAAGCACCTATCTTCACAAGTTTCACGCTCATAGCAATCTAAACAGCACATCCCATGCCTGCTTTTATAACAACAATTAGCAGGAAAAGGACACTTCAACGCCAGCAGTGCTTTATTTTTTGCTCTAATCGCTTCACCCTCCGCCCTTTTAGCTTCTGCTGCCCTGCGGCGCTCCTTCAAAATGCAACCACAACTCTTTTTACCACCACGCAAACTATCACTATAAGCTTCGCAGGTGTTACCACAGTCACATTGGCACAGCCATAGAGGGGTTTTCTTTAGTGCTGTCTTGCGGGGCAATTCTTTGATAACTATCAGCCGCCCAAAACGTTGCCCTGTTAAATCTACTTTTGCACTCATTTTTCCGCCCTCCCTACAGCCCCAAAAGCTCATTCATGCTTCTGAAATCAGCTGCTACCTTCTGGCGGCGACGGCTCTTGCCGGTTACTTCTACCGGATGGCACATCTCCAGCACTCTGTCATAGATACGGCTGTTTCCGATGCTGTCGGGCTTTTTGATTTCGGCGATGCTCAGGTTGGTTGTGATGATCATCGGCAGCTTAGCCCGGTAACGTGCATCAATCACGTTGAATACCTGCTCCTGCGCGTATTCGCTACGGCGTTCCGCCCCCAAATCATCCAGAACCAACAGGTCGAACTGATTGAAGCTGTCAATATAGGTTTGCTTTTCCTCAATGCTCCACAACGTATTCAGCACCCGCGCAAAGTTGGTCATCAGGCAGGTTCTGCCGGAATCTATCAGGGCATTAGCGATGCAGGCTGCAGCAAAGGTCTTGCCGGTTCCCACACCACCATACAGCAGCAGGCCTTTGCCCCGCTCTCGGAACTGCGTAAAGTTGCCAACGTAGTTTTTAGCAGCTCTCATTATGCGCGGGTCCGCACCGTCATCAGCTGCAAAGTTCCAATGCTGCATATCGCTTTCAAGGAAGCTGGCACGGCGATGTTGCCTGATACGCGCCTGCCGCTTTTCAGCTTTGCGCTGCTGTTCTTCTGCCGCCAATTTTTCGGATCTGCACCGGCAGAGGCACGGCACTACCTTGACCATGCCCAGGAAGCTGCCGCGGAACTCTTTCGGCGTATGGCACTTGCCGCAGTACAGCAGGCCATCTTTTTTGTAATCGCCCGGCGCTGCTTCTTCTGCTGCAATTATTTTTTCCACCTTCGCAATAGATTCCATTAAAACCTCCGTTATGTTTTCCATGTGCTCACCTTCCTAAAAGTATTTATCCAAATCAGTCATATCTTCGCCGCCCGCAGGCTTTGCAGCTGCCTTTGCAGCCGGTTTGTCGCGCCTTGCCCAATTACGGATAGTAGCAAGGTGGTTTTTATAGCTCTTGCCGCTGGAAGCCATATATTCAGACAAGCGCTGTATACGCTGGTCCCAATCAGCAGGGAACTCTGCCTTCAGCTTCTCCAGATCATCATCTGACAGCAGCACGTTTTGATATTCGCCGTGTTTATGGCGGGGGGATTTTTTAGATATACTCTTATTCTTATCTTTATCTATATCTATATCTCCTTCTATATCTAGGCGTGGAACGTCCATGGACGTCCGCGGACATTCCATGGAATTTTGAGGCAAAAGCTTTTCAGCTTCCTTTTTTCTCCGCTTGCGTTCCCTGTCTTTTTCTCTTATCGTTGCCAGCCTGTCTGTGCTCTGGTACTTCTCCCAGCTTGACAGGAAAATCATGTTGTTGATAATCTCTATCATGCCAAACTGTTCAAAGGTCTTCAGCGCAAGCCTTACAGTTGATATGGGCTTGTTAAACTGCGTGGCCAGCATTTCGTCCGTATATGGGATTTCCTTTGTCAGATAGATAAAGCCGCCATCATTGACATTACCGGCAAGGCAGAGCAGCTGCACCCACATCAGCAGAAGGCTGTCACCCTCCGGCATGCTGCCAATCTGTTTAATCTTGCGGTTGTCGAACATATCAACGGCAATCTTTATCCATTTCACATCCGCCACTTTATCAGTCCCCTTTCCATGCCGCTTTGATTATATCCAGTTCCCATGGAGGTAAGGTCTCAACGCCCACACTTTTAGCTTCTGATACAACACTGTCTATCAGTCTTGACATCTCGGCTGTTGTATAGGTGCTGCTGCCATAATATGCTATAAGACTGGTATATTCTCCATGTTGGTCAATAGTATCTGTCAACCAGCCCAGGCCATTACCACCCCACCGCGTTGAAAACTGCGGCACGGAAGAAGTAAGCATCTCTAAAGTTGTGAAACTACCAACCTCACGTATATTTTTCTGATATACTACCGTTTTCGGTGCGTTAATCTTTTCCCCAATCTTATGGCACAATTCCCAACAATAGTTGTTAGCCCTAAGACTTCTTCTTTCTTTTTTAGGTTCGATGGATATCGTATATGGCTTCTTATCGCCCTGCATCGCGTTCAGGACTTCAAAAACATCCTGCCTATACAAACTATCAAGCACCACCGTAAACTCTATTGTAGAGCCCATACAGGCCACGTCAGCTATATGTTTAATCTGTGCTTTCACGTTTCCACCGCCCTAAAGATAGCTTTTGCCTATCAACGCCCGGAATTCTTCCCGGCTATGCCCCAGGGCTTCATACTTACGCTGTGCGTGCTGTTTGATTTTTTGGTCAAGCACCTGGTTATTATTATGTACGCCAGCCGCGCCGTTATGATGATAGTTGCACAACGGCACTACAAAACCGTGTTTGTCGCTGATTTTCCGCAGCGCAGTTCCGAAAAATACGTGATGCACTGCTTCCCGCGGTCTGCCGCAGACTATGCAAAATTCCATGTTATCCGTTACAATAGACTTTTTCACTGTGCATCAGCCCGCTTTCTTAGGCTGTTCATGCATTGCGCCCATTGTGCTGCCGTTATATCCTGCAAGTTATTGAGCTGCAGGCTTTGCGCGATGCCTGCCACATCAACGCCCTTCTGCTTTGCCATCGTCTGCAGCTGCGCCAGCTGATAGCTGCTCACCTTGTCGGTATGCTTCGCTGCAGCCTTCGTCTGGCGGGGAACCTGTGGCTCTGTTCTGTGGCTTTCCCCATACTTGCTGTCCCACAAGCCACGATACACATCAGCTGCAACGCCGATGCACTTCATAGCGTTGCCCAGAGCGTCGGTAAGGCACATTTTATAGGCTTCGTCATTGGGAACAAGCCCGTTTTTGTTTTTCTCGACGATGAAGTCACCGCCGCAGCCGTAGACCGGTTCGCTCCAGCCCTCTCCGTCGTGATACATAAGCGCAACAGTCAGGAACAATAAAACCTGTCCATCGCCGCACTGGAACGTCTTTTCATCGGTAATGCTGAACTTCCAGCCAATACCGCACGGTCCGAAAACCGAAGTCATAGCTTCAATCTTCCACTGCGGGTTAATGTCGCTTTTGCCTTTTAAGTTGCCGCCCTGGATAGGCTTGATGGCTTCGGCAGGCGGAGCAGCAAGCTGACTATAAAATTTCATGTTATCCATAATAGACCGCCTTATTTAATCTGCAGGTTCTGGCGCGCTACCAGCTCGCAGCCCGGTACAGTTTCACCGGCTTTGATAGCCTTTTTGACTGCAACCTTGTCCAGCTCCGGATCTTTGAATTTCAGGAATTCTTCCGGAATATCTCCGATGCACTTTGCGTCAAACTCCACTGCTTCGCTTTTGCGGAAGCTCATGGCCACCTTCGCAGTCTCAAACTTTTTGCCGTTCAGATAGCGGCTCAAAAAGCCTTTGAGGCTTTCCGCCTTGGCCTTCTTAGCCTTTTCACGTTCTGCAAAAGCGTTCTTCTGCGCTTTCAAAGCTTCTGCCTCCGCTAACAGGTTTTTATACCAGCAGCCCAGGTTCTCAATCTTCTTGTCGCGCTCCATTTCCAGAGCTGCGATTGCTTCAAGGTCAATGATTTCGCCGCTTTCGGTATCTACAACACGGCTTTCGTCCAACTTGACGCAGGCCGCCAGTCTTTCGTCTATATCAAACAGTTTCATGCTATGCCTCCTTTAAACTTACGTTATTCACGATGTTCTGCAGCTCCCGGGTGGTAAGGCCGGCAAACTGGTCCATGTTAAACATTTCTTTGGTGACGCCTTTTGCAAGCAGCTGATTTTGGAAGTAGTCCATTGTCAGGCCGTCATAATCTCTTTCGTTCATCTGCGCACCTCAATGGGAATCAGCACGATGTCCCCCGGCTGAAGGTCACCCTTCAAGTTGCTGATTTTCTTTGTATAAAAGATGACCTCGCGAATATCTCTGCTGTCTCCTTCGCGCTGCATGGTGTCACCCACCAGGTGCCAAAGGGTATCCCCTTCACCGGCCGTAGCCTTGACAACATATTTTTCCGTCGGACGTGTTGCGTCCCATGCAGCCCAAACGCAGCAGGCTGCCAACAGGGCAAATAAGATTTTTTTCATGTCTACAACTCCTTTACGTTAAACGGATCAGTCACATCCTTGCCGTCATATGTGCTGAGGAACTCTTCCAAAGACTCCCGGCGGCATTTAAGGTTGCCAAGCTTCATGAATCTCAGCAGACCGGATTTTTTGAGCTTGTAAACGTAATCAACATTGCATTTCAGAAGCTTGCTTACTTCCGCAACAGTCAAAAGCTCTATACTTGCCATAATCTTTAACTCCTTTCTCCCTTCTTCCCTCACTTCTCCGCATCCATGCTATAATTAAGCTACAGACAGGAGGTGTATTCATGGAAATATTTTGTGTGATTTTAGGCTGGCTTTTAGCTCAAGCCACAACCTACATCAACGATGTCAAAAAATCCCAAAAGCAAAAATCCGCCATGTTGAAAATGCTGTTCAACGAATTTAATGACGGAGTTTTGCAGACCAAGGATATGCTAAAAGACGATTTTTTTTGTTTACCGGTTAAAGTTAATCCGTGGTGGGAAAACAACAAACTGCTTTACTATGAAGAGCTTCCAGATGAAGCAGAACTTTATAACAAATGGAACGATCTTGATGCAAAGCTATTTTCAACTGACTTTAATTCTGATTTCTTCAAGCATTACGTTTCAGCAACCAACGAAACCAGAAATAGCTTGCAGAAATCATCATCATATTGGCAGCAGCCACTATGGAAGCTTCTTGTACTCCAATTAAAGCCCAAGAAACCATGACAGCTATAATGCTTAATACATTTACACTCAGGCAACACAGCCAGAGCTTTTTGAATGCTTGTTCCAGGTTAATGGTCCCGCTTATCGCCGTGCGTCCGCAAAACGGGCACACGGTTATTTTCTTTTCTCCCATCACCATCACGCTCCGCAAAACTTGTTGATAAAGTACTGCTGGCCTTTGCCGGTAACCTTAGTGGTTTTGCTCACGCTGACGTGGCCGTCACTGTGGGAAATAGCCGTTTCTTTAATCTTGAACAAGCCCATTTCCATAGCTCTCTGCGTCGGGCTGTTGTAATCCGCTCCGGCACGCTTAATCAGGTATCCTTGCTCACGCATCCAGTTGAACAAGCGCTTCTGACCAATCGGATGGCCGTTCTGCTTCAAAATCTTCGCAAGGTCGCCAATCAGAATCGTGCTGTCCGACGCGCTCACCGCATCTGCAAACAGCACCTTCGGCTTCGCTGCTGCCACATCGCTTTCCAGCTCCTTAATGCGCTGGTCACGCTGCCGGATAGTGCTTTGCGCTACCAGTACAGCCTTCGCCATAATCTCTGCGTCCGTCATGTTCTCACTGCCTGCGATGTAACCGCCGGTCTTTCTGATTGCCGGAATGACTTCGCTTGTCACCCAGCGCTTGAACTCCTTTGCTTTGGGCATCTTGCTGGAGAGGATGAGAGAGTAAAGACCGCTTTCGTTGATGAT